CGTATGGCGTGCCGGTGCCGCGCACCTCGACCGGCGTCCACGGATAGATGATCGCGTCGCCCGGCAACAACGCCTCCATCTTGAATTCGTGCTTGCTGATCTGCTCGAGTAGCTGCTGCGCTTTCGCGTCGCACTGCGCCTGCGTCAGTCCTGCGAACGTGAAATCGTACTGTTGCAAACCCTGCGCGAGCGTCGCATCGCGCTCGATCCGCTTTGCTGTCTTGCTGGCCGTCGCGACGGAGGTGTAGACCGCGTTCTTCATGCCGTGGTAGCTGCGCACACGCACGGAGACATCGTTCGCGAGCGTCAGGTCATGCTCGAACTCGAGCTCGACTGCGTTCGATCGTGGATACGTTCGCTCGGCTGTCGGCGGCTCGTACTGGATCAAATAGGGATCGCTCGACAGCGCGCTTGCATAGGAGCCGAAATACAGCGTGCGGCCCAGCACAAAACATTGCAGCCCTTCGTGCTGAGCGAGGTACGTCAGAATCGTCCAGATGCTTTGCTGCCGGTGCAAGCTGACGTGGTCCAGCGTGAAGAAGTGTCCGACGAGGTCTTTCGTGGCCTGGACTTTTGCCGTCAATCCAACCAAGCCGGCGAGGTACGTCGCAACCTGGCTTGCCGTTTGATTTTGAAACTTCAGGTCGACCTTCTTATCGGTCATGAGCGCCGTCAGGTCGCGTCCGGACAACGTGATGCCCTGCGTCATCGCATTCAATCGCACGGAATCGATGCGATATGTCTGGAGCAAGGTGAGGTCGCTGGCCGAGTAGTTTTGCGGATCCTTAGGGAATCCCACATAGACGTCGATGAGGATCTCGGTCTGCTGCGTCCACCAAGCCCAATCCGCGAACTTGGCCGGAATCTCGACGCGCAGGGTTCCTGCTTCATAGATTCCGCTGTGACCCGCGAACCAATCCGACCAGTCGATCACCTTCGAGCCGACCATGAGGATCGACCTCGGCGCGGCGAGCGTGCCGGCGGTCGGTAGTTGGTTCAGCATGTCAAGGAATGATCAGCGTGTTGATGCCCGTCAGCATCGGGTCTGTCAGCTTGTTCGCGGCCGCGATCTCGATCCACCTGGATGCATCGCCGTACTGCTGAGCCGCGATCGTGTATAGATCGCCGCCACCGACGGTTATGGTCTTGGCGCTGGTCGGCGTCGACACGAGCGGCAGGTTCGTCTGCATCCGCGCGCAGATGCTGCGCAGCTCGTACAGTTCCGGCAACTGCACGGCCGAATTCATCTTGGAGAGTGCGTTGTAGACGTTCGTCGCCGCGGGCGCCCCGGCAACGATTCCCGCCGTGCTGGCCACGACGTTCTCGGCCGTTGCGATCATGCTTTGCACGCGGGACGTGACGGCCAGTAGAGGCGACGCTACCGATGCAATCGTGCTCTCCACCGTATTGATGACCTGGTCGGCACAATTGGATACCCCGCTGACGAACGTTGTAACCGCCTTCAGACCATCCGCGATCGGTTGCACTGCGAACTGAACTGCACTCAGGGCGCCTCCGAGGTCACCGATGAGGCCGTTGAGCGTGGAATCGCCGATACAGTTCGATAGGGTATTCAGCCGCGCAAGATCGGTCGCGAGTGCCTGCGTCGGCGTGACGGCGGGCACCGAATCGACGGCCGCCGTCTGGTCCTCGACGACCTCGAATCGGATCCAGTAGGGGATTCGGAACGGGTACTTGTACGTCGCGCGGAACTCGGCGACCACGACGGTGTACCGGAGCGCATCCCAGGACAGCGTGCATTGCAGGCCTTCGCGCCGCACGCTGTCGAGGAACCGGGCCCGGTCCAGCGCGGAGGCGTACAGGAACAGTCCCGACCACGCCAGCGGCGTGTCGTCGGCACCCATCGCATTGATTCGGCGCCGGCCGCCGATCATCTTCTTCACGTCGAGCAGATGCGCGCCGCCGAAGGGGATGTTTTCTGGGACTTCCGCGCCGCTGAATGTGAACGTGCCGTTGGGCGTGTCCAGCGTCAGAGTTGCGAAAGGGTTCACGGATATACCCCCATTCCGGGCGTGTACACGGTCGCATCACCGTTGAAGCCGGTCGGGCCCGTTGTTTTTGCGGGAACGAGCTTCTTCTCGACATGTGCGGCGATATCGTGACCGTCCAACTTCACGGTGACGTGCGTATCGTGCTGCTGTGTCGGGGCGGACTTCGTTACGTTGTCGCCGCCGAACGCCGGGCCGCCGCCAGCGATACCCTGATAGAACGTGAGCTGCTGGTCGGGCGTCATTTTCGACGTGACCGAGTTGTAGCCGCGCTGGATCAGGTAGGCGATGCCGCCCGCGATGAGCGAGCCGATTGCTATCTGGCCGCCGATGGCAGCCAGGGCGGCCGCCCCAATTTCCTCGCCTGTGATGGCCGTCGCCGCGCGTGCGAGCATGCTACCCGCGCCTCCGACGAGAAACTTCGTCAACTTGACGACGCCGCGCTCGACGTAGCCGGTTGCGCCCTTGGCACCATGCCATGCACCCATGCCAGCTACGGCCGCGCCGAACAGCATTCCAAAGTCGAGTGCACCGCCAGCGATCGGGTGATTTTTGGCGAAGTCAGCCGTACCGCTGAAGAACGAACCGGTGCCCTTCAACAAGGAATTGATTGGCCCCATCATCGCTTGGGTGCCGTTCATCAGCGTGATATTGGCATTCGCGATCGTCTGATCGGCCAAGCCGACGGTGCTGACCTGAGAGATCGCCCGGCCGACGTCCATCGGCGCCTGCGAGAAGTTTTTCAGGTCGGCGAGCGCGTGCAGATTGCTGATCGTCGATTCTTCACTGAAGAACGATGCCCCGCGTTGTCCCTGCGTGCCGAATGCCATCTTCAGGAGCGCATTGAATTTCAGCGGCTCCATCTTTTCGCGGTCCCCGGCGAGGATGGACACGATCTTCATCAGGTCCATGTTGCCGTTGGCATAGAACTCCGACTTGTTGCCGTGATACAGCCCGAGCGCCTGCAGCGCCTCGTTTTGCTTCTTATTCGAGAACAGCCCGCTCCCCAGCGTATTGGGCAGCGAATTCATCGCCATCGCATTGAGCCACGTGCCCGACTTCGTATTCATGATGCCGCCCTGCATCATCGTGGCGACGAGCAGCATCACGTCGCTCGAATTCGCGCCAGCGGCGTGCAGGGCGGGGAGGGCGTAGCTCGCCGCGCGCGCAATCTGGCCGAGCGACGCGTGCGACGTCAGGGACGCCTGCAGCATCGACTCGTACAGCGGCTGAGCGGCTTCCGGCGAATAGGCACCTGCCATGTGCGACAGGCCGATAAACGCCTGCGTCGCCTCGGGCATCGATACGCCCTTGAGCTTGGACTCGAGCGCGATGTACGGCATCGCGAAGTCCAGCATCTGCTTTTGCTTGGCGGCGGACAGCGTGCGCATCAGCCGCGCGCCTTCGAGCATCGACTCGCCGAACGGCTCGATATGACCGCCCGTCGCCCATGCGTATTTGCTCGCGTAGGCCATTTCGCGCGATCGCAGATCGTCGAGGCTTCCCTGCCATTGGCTGAACGGGATCTGCGCCGTCGCGACGGCCTTGACGTTCTGATCGTTCAGGCGCGCGTTCTCGTACGCTCCGTAGAGCATCCCGGCGGTCGCAACGCCGGCGCCGGTCGAAACGTTTCCCGTCGATCGGCTCGAGCCGCTGCCTGTGCCGCTACCACCGCCACTACCCGGGCCAACGCTGCCCGGCGCACGCATGTTGGCCGCTTCGGCGCGCGCCGCCGCCATGTTGCGCGCCAGATCGGCGCTGCTCGCCGCCATCGTGTCGATGACATAGCTCGCTCGCGTGAGTCCGCCAGCACTATCGCCGAGCGCGGTCGCCGCGGTCGCGGCCTTTTCGAAGTTCCTGGCCATGCCGATGCCAGCTGCCGACGCCTTACGGGCGCTCTCGGCGAAAGCCAGCATCGCGGAATTGGCCTTGTCAGCCCATTCGGCGATGACCATTAGGCGATTGCTGACGTTGTCCGTCAGTTCCGCCGTAACGGCAATCGAATAGGCATTGATGGTCATTTTCTTCCTGCGATGGTGTCTTCAACGGCTTGGCCGACGAGATTGACGACCTCTTCGGCGTCGCGATACATGGCTGTGCCAAGGACGGGGCGGGGCGGAATACCCTCAGCCGTGCCCAGTTCCTGATAGACCATGATTTCGGATTCGCTGCCTACGATGAACTGCCGGGCGCTCGCCTCGTGCTTGATGCTCTCGCGCAAACCACCTTTCACGAGCAGTGGCGTGTTCTCTCCGGCATCGGGCGCGGCTTCGCCGTCGACGATCGCTTGGGTGTGTTGCTGCTTCGTGGCGTCCTTCAGCTCGGCCCATTCTTCGAACGGCCCCATGTCTTCGCGCTGGTAGTGACCGAATTCCGCTTTGGCCGTCGCCTCGACGAGCACCGCGCCCGCTTCCATCGAAACCGCATAGGCGACCTCGAGTTCGGCTGCTGCACGCTCCATCGCCCGAGCGAACGCGCCGAAGGACTTATAGGTCTTCATTCGTCCGGCCTTTGCCATTCCATGCGCGACCACGACCACTTGCGACCGCGGATTTCACCGGCGGCCACGCACCAGCCATGCACTTCCGCTGGGGAAAACGACATGATGACGTCCCACGGAACCCCGGCGTCGAGCAGCGTCAACACCTTCCTGACGCCGGGATCCCGGCTTATTTTTTTGCCTGTTCTGTCGCCTCTTTCTCGTCGCGCTCGTTGAACGCGGTGACCCCGCGCTGCAGGGCATGAAGCCCCTTGTGTCCGAGCCGATCGATAAGGCCGCGCATTTCCCGCAACGAAGTGCACGGCGAGATACGTTGATCGTTGATCGCACTCAGGTAGATCAGCGGCAGGAACATGCGCACCAGTCGCCCGTTGTCCGCTGCCTCGGCGCCCATGGCTTGCACCATGTCGTATTGAGCAAGGGGGCCAGGATAGGTGAGCGTCAAGGTGCGGCCGTCGCCCACCGGCACGGTCAGCAAATCGCCATTGATGACTGGTTCGTCGGACGGCGTATCGCCACTGGTTTCAACAACGTTGAAATCGGTCATGGTTTAGAGCTTGATTCGGGTGGACGCGCAAAAAGAGACGCGCTGGATCACGTTTTTCTCAGCCTCGGCCTCGCCTGGATCCTCGAAGAAGAGGATGACGCCCTGATACTGGAACGTGGACACGACTCCGGCGACTTCTTCGACCGTTTCTTGAATCACGCCGGTGGGTAGGTTGGCGCCTGCGTAGTACGCCGCTTCGTTCGCGGCGAAGTAGTTATCGAGCGTGCCGTCCGCGCGCGAGACATCGAACGAGCCTTCCCAGCCTCCCTCCTGAAAATTCAGATGTATCGGCAGGCTGTTGAGCGGCTTGACGGTGAGCTTGTGATTGATCTTCCGGCGCTTGAAGTTCAACAGCGTCGGCAGCACCAGCAGGCCGGTCGCGGTGTAAATGTCGAACTTGTAGTCGCGCCCGAGCGATAGACCGTTCTGCGGCATGGCTTACTCCAATTGAAAAAGCCACCGCGCGGGTGGCTTAAGCGGACGAGAAAGGGTTACTGCGGGGCGACGGTGACGGTTTGGCCGCCCTCGATGTTCACCAGGAAATATCGAACGATGCTCAGATACGTCACCGCGACCGTCGCCACCATGTACCCGAGCGCAACCTGGCTCATCGGATTGTTGTTCGCGTCGATCTGCACCGACCACGCGGGCTGAGTCGGCGCATTGACATTGCCGATCATGTTGTTCGCCTGCAGGTTCGCGAAGAAGGCATCCATCGCGCCCTTCACGTTGCGGCGCAGATTGATCGTCTGCACCTTGCCGGGAACGTAGCCGAACGCGCTCGCGATGGTGAACGCGATGTAGTTCGTCATCCGCGTGTAGTTATCGCCGTTCGTCGCGCTGTTGCTGCTGGCGTTGCGCCCCGTGCGCGCCGCGAAGATCGCGCCAGCCGGCGCTGGGTTCGTGATGACTTCGAGGCGAGACGTCGCGGCCAGCGCGATTTCCGAATCGCTGTACGGCGAGTTCTGCATGCTGCGCTGCGTGGCGATGATGCCGCCCAGCGGGGCGTTCAGAATCGATTGCTCCGGGCTCGTCGCGGCCTGTTTGGCCGAGCTGAACGTGGCCGGCGAGACCATGCGGTTCACGCCATTCACATTGTCCTGCCAGTAAGCCCAATCGCCCACGAGGCACGCAAAGCCGTAACCGTCCACGCCCGCGCTCGCGAGTGCGGCAGCGCTGGCCGTGACGCTTGTGCCGGGCGGATTCGCGCCGTGGAAGTAGATCCCCTCCTGCAAGCCAAAGGCGAGCTGCGCCGGCCACGTCGTCGACGTCTGGCAGTCGATCAGGTTGCCGACTTGCGCGCCCGACTTGCGAAGCGCGTACATGCCGGTGCGCGTCAAGCCATCGGCGCCGACCAGCGTCGTGTCCGACACACCGCCGGCGCCATCCGTGCCACCCGAGAGCGTGTAGGTCTGCGTCAGATTCGGTGCATTGACCGAAGTGCCGAGCGTGGCGATGCAGTTCTGCGAGGGGCCGCGCAAGCCGGTCTGGCCGTTATTCACGGCATTGACGAGGTTCAGCCACACGCTCACCGACAGGGCGATCGATCCGCCCGTGCCAGCACCGCCAGTGAGCGTCGCCGTGGCCGAGGTATAGCCGGACCCGGGGTTGACGACCTTGAACGTACCCAGGCCCCACGTCAGAGTGACGGTGGCGCCCGTGCCCACGCCCGACGTCGACGACGGTGCAACGGGGTTCGTCGGGATCGAGCCTGCGGTGAGGGACCCCGCGTTCGTAACGGCCAGCGCGGTGATGGCGCCCGACGTTGCCGTGACCGTGAGAATGACGCCGTTGGGCAGCGTGATGGTATCGCCAGTCACAAAGCCAGCGCCGGTTGCCGCAGCCGTCGCCGATAGAACTTTCAGGTTGATCGACCCCGTCGCCTGAACGCCGTTCGCGCCTTGAGGGGCGGAGATACTCAGGCTCGGCACCGACGTGAAGCTCGTACCGGGCGTCACTGTGCCGCCACTCACGCCCATGCCGACGTTGTCGAACACCTCTGGCGTGAAACCCGCGCGTTGGATCGAAAGCTTATAGGTGCTCGCAGCCGTGCCGGCCACGATGGATGCCGTGATGCCATTGCCGACGATGCCCGTGTATAGGCCGGTCAGCGTCATCCCGGTGGCGGGCGAACCCTGCGCATCGACGAGGTTGGCGCTCGCCGCGGTGTCGGTGCCGTCGGTCACGCGCACGAGAACATAGTTCTGGACGCTGTTCTGATCGCCGATCGCGACTGCCGTCGCAATGTCGTGCGGCCGGAACGTCACGGGGCCGACCATCTGCTGCGCTTGCGCGCTATTGCCGATCCCCATCATCGGGGCGTTCACCGGCCCCCACGAGCCCACGCCTACCAGGCCGAGGCCGTCGGTCGCGACGCCGTTGATGTAGGCGACGCTCGGCGGCTGAATGATGACGTACAGGTCGGGGGCCTGCAACGCGGTGACGTTGACGCTGCCAGCTTGATAGACGGGCATGTTTGCTCCAGAAAGCAAAAAGCCCGCGCGCGGCGGGCCTAGAAATGAAAAAAGCCGCGCGAAGGCGGCTCAGACGCGAAGGGGTAGAGGGATCAGCCGTTCAGCATATGCGGCGGAATGCGCACGTCCGGCTTGTGACCGTCGATGAATCGAACCTGGATGCGCCAAGCTTCCCGCGTCCAGTCGACGCCGAACTGCGCGCGCATGATCTGAACAAACGACTTTTTGATGCGCACGCAGACGGCCGGCGTTGCTTCCTGGCCAACGAATTGGCCTACGGCCATTTTCAGCGCCGCCGCGGCGGCCCGCGCACGATCAGGCCTCACGAAGCCACCTTATGAACGTTGTGCGAATTGCTGGCCAGCACGCGCTCGATCTCGCTCGCATCGCGGATCGCATCGCCCTTGCGGTACTGCTCGAACGCGTGACGGACAACGAGGTAGTAGCCGAGCGTGCTTTGGGCCTGTTCGGTCTCGGCGACCGCATCGGATTGCGTCTTTGCCATGTGGGCCTCAGATATTGACGTTGAAGGATGCGCCGTTCGCGGGCGTGATGTTGACGCCCAAATGCGTCACCGTGTTCTCGATGATCGGCTGTGTGAGGGCGTATTCGACCTCGTAGAGCAGATTGCGGCGGTATATCTGTTGCTTCTCGGAGCCGTCGGTCTGCGTCACGCCGCGGTACAGCAGGCGCGACCACGTGTTGTCAGGCATTGTGATGCGCGGTTGTTGCTTGAACGCGAGCTCGAGCGCGCGGCCTGCGGAATCGCGCAGCAGTTCCGTCGGCGCCCAGATGACGATCATGAAAACCTGCGCTTGGCGTCCTATCTCCTGCTGGACGGTCACCGGTACCGAGATCGCGCCCTCGACGTCGAACACCTCGGACAGGGTGATCGTCGGGCCATTCGCTGTCGCGCCGGGGATCAACGCAGCCAACGCGGCGGCGACAGTGTCGACCGTATCCGTCGCCTGGACCGCGTAGCTGTAAGGCTTGTAGTTCACCTTCAGCGTGGGCGCCTCGCCGGCCAGGATTGAGCCGCCGACCGTCACCTGGTTGCCGTTGATCGTCAGCGAAATTTGAGGGGCCGGGATCGATGCCTGTGCGTCGTCATCGCCAAGAAAACGCGTCGTGTTCTTGCCCATCCCGGGCATACCGTAGATGGTGACCATCACGTTGCCGGCGGCCATCAGAGCCTTCAACTGCTGCGGGACGGGCCAGCCCGAGCGCACGACAACCGCCGTATTCACGACGCTGGGTTGCCCGGTGCCGTTGGGATACATCGCCGCGCCGGCCAAGCCTCCAAGCGTGTTTATGACATCGGAAATGTCGGCCATTACGGCTCCAGACGTTCGACTAGAAGCGCATATCCTAGCGAATTCCAGTAGGGCGCGAGTACTTGATACCGCACGCTCAATTCATCCGTGATGATGTCGTTCGTCGTGATCAGACCATTGGCTGCGGCGCCCGCGGGAATCAGCACCGTCCAAAACGACTTTGCTGCGGCATCTGCCGGCAGGCCTGTGTCCTGTTTGCCGCGCTCTTTTTTGAGTTGGATCGACGCCGGCAAGTCGCTCGCGATGGGCGCTTCCTCCGACGGCTCGACGCCGCTGTAGGTGGGCTGGTAACCGGGCGCGACGTCTGAGTTCGGCCGTGTGACAGCGATCTTTCTCGGGTACAGGAAACTCATGCCAGCAACCGTGCGCGGTACGGCGCGAGAAGCGCTTTCGTATCGTCGTCCATGATGAAGCTGTTCAGAATGCCCGGCTGATTCGCAAAGCGCTGCATTGTCGTATCTCCGGCCTGCAGGCGCTGCATCGTGCCCGGCATTCCCGAGACTGCTGCGATGTTACTCACGATGTTGGCGCAAGCCTGCTTGACCTGCGCCGGGAGCGTCGCGTAGGTCCAACCCGCGACGTAGTGCATGCGCACCTCGGTGTAGTAAGCGAGCAGGACGCCCGCCGGTACCCAGACAGTGCCAGTTTCGGGCTCGCAACTATTCGCCTGCGGTGTCCAGACTTCCCACGCCGGCGGGCCGCCGAACTTAGACATGACCGCGAGCAGGTTGTAGGTATCGATCGAACCGACTGCATCCAACCCGCGCCGCATATAGCCATAACGGCCGACCCCAGAGAGGATCGACATCACCGGCGTCTGCGCGACCATCGTTATCGGCCGGTCCTCCGGCATGGTTCGCTGTTCGACGATCGTCAAGCCGTCGGCCAGCGTGGCGCCTTGTGCATGCGCGAACAGCACGTTGGTGAACGTCACCTGTTGCCCGTCGATCGCCTGCACGACCAATGCTTCAGTGATCGCGGTATTCGCTACATCAGCGATCAGAACCGCCCCGACCTTCAGCATTGCTGCCGGGCCAACCAGGTTCACCACGACCGATTTTCCTGGCGCGATGGTGCTTCCCAGCGTCAGCGAAAGACTGGGGTTCATCCCGGCCATATAGCACGGATTACCGTTTCCGTCGGGCGCCCACACGAGCCCTTCGCGGCGATCAAGATACGCGTCGATCTGGGCGCTGGCCTGCTGCACCTGCGCGCTTGTCGCATTCTGCACGCCGTAGGCCGCATAGTCGGCGCTCTCAAGATAGATCGACGGCATTTAGCGGCTCGAGAACAGGCAGCCCACGTTGCTCAGCGTGCCGCCCGCGATCGTGATAGTGAATGACTGGAAGGCCAGCCCATCGGTAACGTTGAGCACTCCGGCCGTAGCCGCGGTAAGCGCCTGCGTCAGCTCGGCGCCTTGCGGAATCAGGCCGTCGGCATCGATGTAGCGCTGCACGCTAATCGAGCCTGTCGCCGAACTGGTGGCGCCG